TCGCCCATAAAAAGTGATTAGAAATATTAGACTTGAATTTTAAAAAGTGCGTAGGTATACCTGCTATTCGGTTCCATTCGGTTCTTACTCGTGATATATACACATAACACTCCCCTTGCTATTCAGTTCCATTCGGTTCTTACTCGCGGCTAGAGATATTATAATAATCTATAATAATATCTCTTTATATCATTTTTTTAACAATATATATTTTAAGAATCATCTTCATAACCAGTATCTATAACACCTGTATCTGGATTAATAACTTGTTGATTAGCAAGAGCAATACCAGTAAGAGCAGGAGTAGGCATATAAATCTTACCGCCTTTGTTTCTTCCTCTTGTTCCAATAATACGTTTCTCTTCAAGAATACAAGATAATTGACCTGAACCTGTTGAAATTACATTTGCTGCAGTGCTGTCTCCAACTATACCTGCTTGAAATTCAACAACTAGATAATGAGCTATACCTTTAACATAATACATATCTTGACTATAACGTCTAATATCTGGTAAATCGTTCATAATAGTATAATGATTTACTTGCTGTCCGGGTTTTAAACTAAAATCAACAGAAGCAACTTCTCTAAAATAATAACCTGTAAACTCTTTTATATGATTTGACATAACCTTTAAAGAAAGATCTGTTTGAGCTGTAGCACCACCTGAATTAATTGATGAACCAGGCATATCATAATTAGCAGTCATATTTACACCAGCAGTAGCAGTGTCAAACTCATAACCATTACCGACAGTTTGATCGTACCCTAAAGGAGCAACAACAGATAAATTATTTGTTGAACCCAACATCATAAGGTTAATAGGAGTCATAGGAACATTAACATTTGTAAAAGTAGCATCACAATCTCTCTTATAAGCATAAAGAGTTATTTTACCTTTTACTGAATTTGAACCTGAATTAACCATTTGTAATTTCTCACTTAAATAATCTACATAAACTTTACAAGCTTGAACTTGACCTGCATTATTAATCGTAGGGTCCGCAGTAGCAGTATCTGTTGTTATTCTTCCAGAACCAGAAATAGCGTCGTCATACAAATCGCCATAAAGAACACCACCAGAAGATAACTTATTAATAGGGATTCCAAAGAATCCTTTTCTGCCTGAACTTACTTCTGAAGACCAAGCATATTGTCTCTTAAAAATAACAGGAGGATTAGTTAAACGATCAACCTTTTCGGCAAAAGATAATTTTTTTTGTTTACCTACCTTAAATGTTCCTAAAGTTGTTATATTATCACTTTGTTCGATACGGGCTTGGCGTTTTTGTTGAGATTTAACATATTTTGCTCTTTGTGCCTTACGAACACCAGCCTTATATTGTTGATATTTATTATAACCTTGCTTTGCTACATACAAACCAGCACCAGCAACAATAGGACCAACTAACTTACGACGACCACTTGAGGCGGCTGTCTTACGTGCTCTTTTGGGGGCACGTCCCTTAATAACTCTCTTGCGATAAGCCATTTTATAATATATCATAAGAAAATAAATTTTCAAATTTTGACGAATATTTTTTTATTTCTTCTAAATCTTCTAAAGTTTGGTCGGGGGATACATCTTCCCAATCTATCAAACATTTATTATCATCTATAGTAAATACATTCCATCTATCCTGTGAAAGCATATTAAGGTCTGGCATTATGTTAGTAAATACCCATATTTGAGGGCTGTTAATCCACCATTTACGAAAATGATAACGAGTATCATATAGTTTGCCTTTTTTGACTTGCTCTATGGCACTATATATTCCATACAATCTCGTTTTATCTAACGCTCTAGGTAAATCAATCAACACTACTCCAGGATTTCTCGTTCTCTCATAACACTCATCACAAATAACCTGCATAAGTTCTTTCATATCGTTTATTGGCGGCATATCTATACCTCCACCATATAACTCACAAACAGCAGCGATAGACGATTTGCCATTATTACCCTTAGGGTCATAAATTAAGTTAATCTGTCGAGACTCGAACTGGTTTATTGAGTTATAAATTGTTTGCTGGTACGGGTATAATTTATCAATCAAACCCTCATATTGTCTTGGAATAAATAACTCTTCATATTTATCATTCCATGGACCTTCTACACGTGTCTCATCTTTCATTACATAAAACATATCACCGCGGTAATGAACTTCGTTAACTGTTGGTTCTAAGTAGTTAGGAACCGGCATAACATCAAACAATTTTAAAAGTTCACATTTACGATGTTTCTTTATAAGAGAGAAACGGCCTTGGTAATGTATATAGCCTGTAGTGTTTCCTTTCTCTTTTTGAAAGCAAAAACGTTTAGCAAGTTTTTTGAGTTGCACGATAATAGAGCTTGCGTCAAGTCCTTCAGCAGATATGCGAAAATCATACATAGCAACAGCATTCATTTCTAACATATACAAAGAAAAAAAAAATAATAATTTTAGATATTTTCATATCCGGAATTTTTTGGCGATAAATCTGGAAGAACAAAAAAATTCCTTAATATATTAATTTAAACTATTGGCACAATTGGCACAAATTTAAATTATAGGTTTTATTCTAAAGAAAAAAACCCTTATGACTGGGAAATGACGCTGGCGCTATTTCCACAGACAACTTAAAGAAAGCCTTAAAGTATAATGATAATACAAATAAGGCACAGGGGGGGCCCTGGACCCCACCAGAGTCATATATATATTCTAATCACACTGTAAGTTTTCAATAAGGACAGGGTCTCGCTCCGCTCTCGCCCATAAAAAGTGATTAGAAATATTAGACTTGAATTTTAAAAAGTGCGTAGGTATACCTGCTATTCGGTTCCATTCGGTTCTTACTCGTGATATATACACATAACACTCCCCTTGCTA